TTGGGTCGAGCGATTCAAGTTTCAAGACAAATTGAAGCTAATCAAAAACTTGCTCACATGCTTCGTCACGAATATCCGCACGAAGACTACGCAGGTGTTTTGGCGATCCTTAATGATAAAACATTGAAGGAGTACTACAAATGAACCCTCAAACAATCAGCAAACTTTCTAAAATTTTAGAAAGGAACAACACAAATGATTAAACGTTTCATAAATAACATCGTCAGTATGCGTATCACCGATGCAAAAAAAGGTGGTTGGCCTGGCACACCAATGGGACAACCATTAAAGTATCGTGAATCAACTTATACACTTGCAGAACTTGAGCGTAGACTCACTGCAGATGTAAATGGATACGGACCAAAATACTAATAAATAGAAGGGCAAGCGATTGCCCTTTTATAATTGGAGATGATATATGCTTGAAACATTATATGAACCTGATTTTTTATCACCACACCAGGTTGAAGTTTTTATTGATGGTCATAATCAATTTTGTAAATTATTTGTAGAAGAATTTTTAGAAACAGATAAACCAGTACATATAGATCAATTTCAAACATCTGGATTCTGGCATAAGCATGATGAAGAACTTCAAAGGAAACTTGGAGTATATGAAGTAGATAAAGTGCATGTTGAATACCAGATAGATGAAGGTGGGCTAGACAAAGGTTGGGGAATGCCGGATGGTAAACCCGAGTTTGTTGACTTTCTAAATAGAATAAAACCACAGTTTGATGTCGAAGATTTTCATCACTACGTTTTAGCTACTATGAACTCTGGTATGAATGGCGTTATGTGCAAAGACTATGGTAAGTTTTATTGGACCGCGTTCTACGACATTAATTATAATTTTGAATGTCATTGCGATGGTAGGGACATCAAAGATAAAAGAGGACCACGCCCTGACAACTGGAACGATTTAAGCTACGACGACTGGCATCAAGAGGAAGATTTTGAATTTACTCGACAAGGGCTGGTCAGTTTGGATGTGGATGAACAGCATGATGGTACTGTAATATTCAACCAATCATTTCCATATTCGATGTACGTAGATTTTTCAAAACTACCACACGAGTTTCCAATATTAAAAGATTCAAAAAACAAGATTAAATTTGCAAAAGGCGACACCATTGAAAGATTCGGCGCTAAGATAGAACAATTTACTTATAAACCATTTGACGAAGATGAATATGATGAGATCATGGAAAACTGCGTTGACGAAAGCATATGGCCTATTGAAGCTGGTTATGGTTTAAGTTTGGATAAAGTATGTTTACTTGGAACACCAGGTACGATGTACAGTTGGGATTGTAAAAAGTTTCATAAGACCCGTCCTTTCGTACCAACAACAAATGATCGTAGACGGTTGACACTAGCGTGGCATTGTGGGAGACATACTTGATAGATACATTTCATTCCAATAGTTTTTTAAATGAAGAAGAACTCAGTTACGTAAAAGAAAAATACGAAACATTTTGTAGACTGTACGAAGAAAAATGGGTTGGCCAGAAGATAAAAGTAACTGAATTGTATACGAATGGTCATTCACATACTAAATGGTTAGATGATAGAATAGTTTGCTATAGTGAAAAGATATCTGAATCTGGTGAATATTTACCTGTACCAACACCAGACTATAAAAGTGATGAGTGGCAGTCTTTCATGAAAGATATAAAAGACGAGTTTGACAAAGAAGAATACGATTCAAATATCAAAAACATTCTTGAAACTAGATTAAAAGAACACGGCGTGACAGATCCACTTGTATATTTTGGTGTGTGGGACTTAAGGTATTGGTTTACGACTCATACTGACGGACCAGATATTATATCACGGCATCCAAGACCAAATAGCTGGAGTGACTGGACAGAAGAAGATTGGGATCCAAAGGATGGGTTCGTATATTCACATCAAGGTTTAATAAACTTAGAGGTTGAAGAATCTGATGATGGTACAGTTATTTTTAATCAAAGGTTTCCGTGGTCGACATATATTGATTATGAACTTACGATTGATCAACCTATGTCTTGCGGTACTACAGAAAAGGATGCTATTAGATTTTGTAAGGGCGAAGAGCCAAAACGTTTCAACGCTGAGATTACGAACTTTACTCATAGAGACATGAGTGAAGATGACCATGATTGGGTGATGGAACTTTGTTATGATGATTCGATGTGGCCAATTGCAAAGGGATACGGGCTAAGTGTAAAAGACGTTTTGACCTTTGATACTCCAGGAACAGGATTCGGTTGGCGCTCTGACCTTTATCACATGACTCGCCCTTGTAATAAAAATGGTAAGAAAAGATTAACACTTAGTTTTGTATGTGGGAGATAGCACATGAATATAGACCAATTAAGAGAAGAACTTAAAATCGATGAGGGAGTCAAATATGAAATCTATTTGGATCACCTTGGCTTGCCTACTTTTGGTATTGGTCACCTCGTTCTCGATAGCGATCCTGAGCATGGACAGGAAGTTGGAACGCCTATCTCAGAGGACAGAGTCAATGAGTGCTTCGCTAAAGATGTCGAGGTCGTGTTATCGGAGTGCACACAACTTTACCCCGACTTTGACGTTCTGCCTGAGGAAGTCCAACTGATTATCGCGAACATGATGTTCAATATGGGTAGGCCAAGACTTTCTAAGTTTAAAGGAATGAAACGCGGAGTTGATGCTCGTGATTGGAATGCAGCAGCCGATGAAATGGTGGACTCAGCTTGGTATCGTCAGGTTACTAACCGGGCAGATCGCTTGGTTCAAAGGATGAGGGCACTTGCTTAATATAACTGAGTCGGCAAAAGAATATCTATCTAAAGTCGGACAACCAAACGTTTACCTAAGTGTGAAAGGTGGTGGTTGTTCAGGCTTTACATACGTGTGGGATGTAACTGATGCGCAACCTACAGTTGAAAATCTTGTAGTTGATGACATGGCAGAAATGTTTGTTATCGGCTGTACCATCGATTACGTTACTGAGCTAGGTGGATCTTATCTCAAAGTAATAAATCCAAACGCAACGGCATCCTGTGGATGTGGCGAATCTTTTGCTGTATAATGCATTTTAGGGGTTTACAAACCTACCCAATTGTTGTATAATAATACATGAAGTTGGAGGTTATATGTCGTTTTATACTAATGTTTGCCGTTATGGCAATGCTGTTCTGTACCGTGGTTATAATCAGGTCGGTAAACGCATCTATAAGCGTGATACAGATTTTAAGCCAGTCTTTTTTACAAACACTAAGAGTGAAACTGATTGGCGATCAATAGATGGCCAGCCAATCGCGCCTATCCAAATGGATAATATGCGTGAAGCAAAAGACTGGTTAAATTCAAATCGTGATGTTGCTGGTCGTAAGATCTATGGCAACCAAAAATACTTACAGCAATACATTACCAATCGTTTTCCACGGGACATCGAATGGAAGCGTGAGTGTATTGATGTCGGTACATTCGATATTGAAACAGAATATGATGATGGGTTTCCTGAACCAAGACACGCGAATCAAAGAATCCTTTCCATCACTTACAAGTCAAGTAAATCAAAGCTATATCACGTATGGGGCTATGGCGACTTTGATACTGAAAAGTCTTTGATACAACCCGTGCGTTATTATCGTTGTCGTGATGAAGTAAGTCTACTTACAAAGTTTCTTGCATTCTGGTCTGATGAATCAAAAACTCCAGATGTTATCACTGGCTGGAATATTCGTTTCTTCGATGTTCCGTATCTTGTAAATCGTACAGCAAAGATTCTAGGTGTTGAAGCCATAAGATCCTTTTCACCATGGCGGCTGATCGATCATCGTGAAATTACAAGACGTGGCCGTAGTCAAGATGCGTATGATATTAAAGGTATCGAGCAACTCGATTATATGGAACTCTTTCAAAAGTTTGGTTACTCATATGGTCCACAAGAATCGTATTCACTAAATCATATATCGTACGTGGTACTTGGCGAAAAGAAACTATCGTATGAAGAATCCGGTTCCTTGAAGAATCTGTATAAA